CGCTGGTTTGCCAGCTCGCGGGTGGTTTGGCGGATCATCTGCTGGCGGATCATGCCTGGAATGAGGATCATGGTATCTGATTTTCCTGTTGGAAATATCTGATTTTCCTGTTGGAAATATCTTGTGTGCTGGTTTCACATGAAAAGGTGGCATTGTGAGCCCTCGATTTGCGGGCATGTGATGCGGCGTGACTGTTGTGGGCGGCGCTGGCTGGTAGTGCATTAGGAGTTGCTAGGGTGTTGTCATGATTGGGATTGCGATACAGCTATTATGGATTCTGATCGGGGTCATTGTCATATGTGCGGTGATTTATTTTGTGTTCTGGGTGTTGCGGTCGGTGATGGCGATTGCGATTCCGGACCGGATCGAGCAGGCGGTTTGGCTGATTGTACTGATTCTGGTGCTGATTGCGATCCTGACCTTGATTGCGGGGGGTGATGCTTCCATCCATTTTCCCCGCATCGGCAGATAGGCTTATATATAAAGACTCCCCTTCTTCCGTGGAGGACCTTCCTCCCTATCCGCCGCCACCTCCTGACATTTGCAAGGCCTGCTGAGGTCAGGTTCGCAGTTGCGATACCCGGGTTCGCAGTTGCGATACCTTCGGTTTTTCGAAGAAAATACCGTGTTTTCAAGGGAAAAGCCTGTGAGGACGATTTTTCATCCCAACCGCCGGTCGATGCATGACAGGCCCTGGTTTGCCATTGCTTACTGGTATGACGGTCATTTGAGGTATATGCCGCATCAATCGCGTGAGCGGCGTGAATATTGGGAGGATTCTTTCCGCCGGGAAAAGAATTATCCGTCAGTCTGTTTTCCGCGTACGCCGCTTTATCGCGTCAATGTCAGGCCACGTGCACCTTCCCGATTGCAAATACCGTAGTTTCCTTCGATCATCTTGCGCAGGATGATGGTAGGGACCCGCATTCGGTTGCCGAATCTCAGCACCGGCAGTTCGCCGCGCCGCACCGCCTCATAGGCGGTATTGCGGGCCAGTCCGAGCACCAGTCCGGCTTCGATGACACTGGTTGTGGGTTCTTCCAGGATACGTTCGAATTCGGGTTTCATATGGTTCTCGCTGGGATGGTCGGAGCTTATCAGGAAAATACGTCAACCCAAAAGGAGTAATGGAAATGCAATCGTTTTTCGCGTTGATCACCCCGTTAAGTGGCGGAGAACCCACTCATCCAATCGCCCCAGGTGGTCAGCCTCCCGGTATCTGGCCATCCCCGGGTTACCCTGCACATCCGATCGCTCCGGGCGGGCCGCCCCCCGGCATTTGGCCGTCACCCGGTCACCCTGATCAAGGCTTGCCGGTCCCTCCCGGGATCTGGCCTTCGCCTGGCCATCCCTCGCATCCCATTGCACCGGGTGGATCGCCGCCCTGGGTCAGTCATCCGATACCGCCGATCGTGTGGCCAGAGCCTCCTGGTGGAGGCCCGCCTGTAGTGATCTGGCCAGATCCTGGCAAACCAACCCATCCGATCGTGATTCCGATTCCGCCGGAGATTTGGCCTTCGCCGGGTGTGCCGACGCATCCGATCGTGCTGCCGCCGCCGGATGCAGGACAACCGCCCAGTATCTGGCCATCACCAGGTTTCCCAGCGCATCCGATCGTGATTCCGCCTGTTGATCCGGAGCGGGAAAAACTGATCGATTGGAAAGTGGTGTGGTCTCCGCCCAGCGGTTGGGTGGTGATCGGGGTGCCCAACGTCCCGGTGCCAACGCCCTCAAAATAACCGAGCTTGAGACAGCGACTTTGATCAAGGCTGGTTCAGGCTCAAGCGTGGTTGGTATCATCCTTGGTTTGATAGCTGTCACAAGGCAGCCTTGGAAGTCGTCAGGAAAGAATTCTGATCGAGTCATTATATATATGGCCTCTCAATGACCTCCGATTTTCCCGTTGGAAACATCGCGATCGACAAGGAAACCTGCGCGCGGGAATTCCTCGAACGCAAGCAGATCCGCAATTCGCTGTCGCGGTGGTGCGAATTCAATGGCTTTAAACCGGCCAAGCACCACCGCCTTATCATCGAGAAGTTGGAGGCGGTGGCAAGAGGCGATATCCTGCGGCTGGCATTGTTCCTGCCGCCCGGTTCAGCGAAAGCGCTCGCTCTCGATACGCCAATTCCGACGCCGCAAGGCTGGAAGGCGATGGGTTGCTTGCGGGTGGGTGATCAAGTATTCGATGAGAAGGGTTATCCATGCGAAGTGACATGGGTCAGTCCGATCTGGAAGAATCGCCCAGTTTATTCAGTGACAACTGATTGTGGCGATGAAATTGTCGCTGATGCCGATCACGAATGGCTGGTCCGGTTATGCGGCAAGCGACAGATATTCAGGATTAAACAGACCAGGACACTATGCCGGACTCGGTTAAAACGACCAATGATCGAACGGGCAAAGGCCCTGGTGTTACCGGAAGTCGATCTGCCGATCGATCCATATTTGCTTGGTGTCTGGTTGGGAGACGGCCACGCGGCAGGTATTCGCATTACGTCCTCACTTGAGGATCAGCCGTGGCTACGCCAACAGATTGAGCGCAGTGGTTACCGGACTCACGACCATGCCAATGCGACTCAATTCGGCATCAGCCATTTGAGGGCGGTATTTGTCCGGCTCGGGCTTTTGAATGATGCCGCTCACAAGACGTTTGGCAAAAAATATGTTCCGCACGTCTATCTTAGGGCGTCAGCGTCGCAGCGGTTGGCGTTATTGCAGGGTCTTATCGATACAGATGGCACGGTTTCTCGCCAAACTGGTTGCACGACATTCAGCAACACCAATCGCAATTTGGCGGATGGCGTCGCTGAATTGGTGCGTTCATTGGGCGTCAAATGTTCGGTACGGGAGAATAGAGCGCGGCTCTATGGCAAGGACTACGGCCCGGTCTACCGGGTGACTTTTTATCTCGGACAATCGGCGTGTCTGCCGTGCAAGGCTCAACGAACTCGCAATCAGCAGCGCACGCCGAATGCTTATATCGAGGTTAAGCCTGCGGGAATTGCCGATACGATCTGCATCGAAGTCAACTCGCCAAGCCATTTGTTTCTGTGCGGGCGATCGATGCTGCCGACACATAATTCGACCTATACCTCGGTGCTGTTTCCGCCCTGGCTTTTAAACCAGGACCCCAAGGCCCTAATCCTGGCCGCCTCCCATACCACCGAGTTGGCCGAGCGCTGGGGAAGACGTGTCAGAAATATCATTGCCGATAACAATCTGGTGCTTTCCATCCGCTTAAGCGATGACAACCAGGCCGCCAACCGCTGGTCGATCCAAGGCGGAGGCGAATACTATGCCGCAGGCGCCAATGTCGGCATTGCCGGCTTCAGAGCTTCCTATGGCCTCATCGACGACCCCATACGCTCAAGGCAGGACGCCGATTCCCAATTGGTCAGGGACCGCCTATGGGATTGGTATCTCAATGATTTCCGTCCGAGACTGGTGCCAGGTGCACGTCAAGTGATCATAAGCACCCGATGGCACGTCGATGACCTCGCAGGAAGGGTCCTCAATCATGAACCCTGGGATGTTGTATCCTTGCCGGCACTGGCAAAGGCTGACGATGCGCTGGGCCGAGATGTGGATGAGCCTCTATGGTGCGACGATGACTACGGCTATGGTGCTCAACTGCTTGGCCTACGCGACACTACTCCCCCCAGAGTCTGGTCCGCGCTCTACCAGCAGGCCCCGGCCCCGGATGAGGGTGATTACTTCCGGGAAGAATGGCTCAAACCACGAGACATCATACCCCATCCCTCGACCCTGAGGGTCTATGGTGGAAGTGACTATGCCGTGACCTCTGATGGTGGCGACTATACCGTCCACGCCGTGGTTGGCGTCGATCATCTCAACAACATGTATCTGCTGGATGTCTGGCGCCGGCAGGCCTCCAGCGATGTCTGGATTGATGGCTTCTGTGACCTCGTGCAGAAATACCGGCCGCTGGAATGGGCGGAGGAAGGCGGCCAGATCAAATCAGGGGTAGGACCGTTCCTGGAAAAGCGGATGCGCGAACGCCGGGTCTATGTCAACCGCAGATGCTTTACCTCAAGGGGCGACAAGGCAGTGCGCGCCCGTTCCATCCAGGGCCGCATGGCGCTGGATGGCCTGTACTATCCCAAGAACGCCAACTGGGTCAGCGACTTCCTGGCGGAAATCCTGCAATTTCCTGCCACCAAATACGACGACACCGTGGATGCGCTTTCCCTGGTTGGACAGCTGCTGGATATCATGGTGCTGGGCAAAGCCAGGAAGAACGCCATCCCCACTCTTCCCGAGGACGGCTACCAGCCGAAGAAGATCAAGACCCCGGACATGATGACGCTGTAGCGACGCTATATATAAAGGGTCACGCATGGATCAGTATCCGCCGCTGGCACAACTTGGAGGCTATGGCGTGCCTCAACAGAATATTCAGCAGCCTCCGCAGCAGTTCGCGCAGGCCAGTCCCATTCAGATGCGACCGCTTGGCAATGGCCAGGTTCAGGTCATCAATGTCCAGACCGGACAGGTTCTCTATACCGGACCTCCATCGGGAGCTGCCAACTTCCAGGCTGGGGGTGGAATCAGGCGATTCATCGAATGAGCCTGCACAGGCTGCAGCCATTCTACAAGGCAAGATAAATGATCAGCCTCGACGAGACCGGCAATCTCGGTCAATACACGGATGGCTCAACTTCCCCGCTTGGCTATGACAAGAACGGCAATCCCTATCCCTCCATCGTCAAACGACGCCGCGCCTTCGAGAACTACGCCTATGCCAAGGGCCGGGAAATCGACGAACAAAGAATGAGTTGGCGCTACTACCACGTCGATCAGTGGACCATGGAGCAGCTCCGGGTTCTCAAGCGACGCCAGCAGCCGCAGATCACCTTCGATCGCACCGGACGCAAGATCGACTCGCTGGCGGGTACCATTCGCAGATTGAGGACCGACCCCAAAGCCTATCCCAACACTCCCAATGGAGAACAGGGCGCCGAGGTCGCGACTCAGGTGGTCCGTACCATCTGCGATGCCTCCATGGCTGAGGATCTGGAAGTGGAATGCTGTCGCGACGCCCTGATCCACGGCATCGGGGTTTCCGAACTGGTCTTAAGAAAAGGCGATAAGGAGGATCCCGACCTCGCCTTTGCCTATGTCGATCCCCGCACCTGGTTCTACGATCCGAGATCCACCAAGAACGACTTTTATGACGCCCGATTCCACGGCGTCTATAAATGGGCCGATGCCGACGAACTGGAAAGCGCCTTTCCCGACCGCCAGGACATGATCCGGCAATCCATCAACAACGACGGTGGCTATTGGACCTCGTTCGATACCGATCGCGAGCCGATGTGGATCGATATCTATCACCGCGTCCGCCTGGTCGATCACTGGTACAAGGAAGGCAATATCTGGAAATGGTGCCTGCATACGGGCGTCGTCGAGCTGATGAGCGGCGACTCTCCATTCATGAATGAGCGCGGCCAATCCATTTCCAAGTTTCACGCCTTCTCGGCCTATATCGATATCCATGGCGATCATTACGGTCTGATCCGCCGGCTTCGTGGCCCGCAGGATGCCATCAACCAGCACCGCTCCAAGGCGCTGCACATCATGAATACCCGCCAGATCAAACTCAAGGAAGGCGCGGTCGATGATATCGAGGTCACCCGAAGGGAAGCGGCAAGGCCCGATGGCGTCCTGATCTATCGCGGCGACAAGAACGATCTTGACGTAATGCAGCCGGACCAGGAATTCCTGCAGCAGACCAACTACTATACCGACGCCAAGGCCGAAATAGACAGCTTCGGTCCCAACCAGCAATTGATCCAGCAGTTCGGCCAGAACGTCTCCGGACGCGCTGCCAACATGCTGCAGCAGGCGGGCCTGTCGGAGCTGGGACCGTTCCTGAAGAATTTCCGAATGTGGAAACTGGAACGCTACCGCGCCTGCTGGCTGGCGGCGCAGAAGTTCTGGACTGCGGACCGAATGCTGAGAGTAACCGGTGATCAGCAGGTGGCGCAGTTCCTGCAGATCAATGGCGTCCAACTCAATGAATTTGGTCTTCCCATCCTGGTCAATGCGCTTGGCAATATCGATGTCGAGATCAAGATCGATGAGGGTCCCGATAACGAGACCGTGATTGGCGATATCTTCGATCTGTTGCTGGCGCTTTCCCAGAACAACGTGCCGGTTCCGCCACAGGTGATCATCGAGGCTTCCAACCTGCCATTGTCGGAAAAGAAGAAGCTGCTGCAGATGATCGGCCAACCCGACCCGATGAAGGCGCAGGCGGCGCAATTGATGATGGCCGACAAGCAGGCCGATATCCAGAAGAAGCAGGCCGAAATCGGCAAGATCCAGTCCACTTCGATGCTTAACGTCGCCAAGGCGCGGACCCAGGGGATGCCTTCCCAACCACCGCCCCCCGAGACCCCGTTGCAAACCGCGCAGCAGATTGCCGACATTAACGAGACCAACGCCACTGCCATGCACAAGCGAGCCGCGGCGCAGACCATGTATCACAAGGCATTGCTGTCGCCGCTGCAACTATTGGGCGAGCACGCGCAGCGCAATGCCGATCGTCATGGCGAGATCGTGGACCGCCAGCTGGATCACTTCCACCGCAGTGCCGATCGTGCCATTGATTCCCATCATCAGACCGCCCAGCGAGTGATGCCCAGAATGCCTCCGGTGGAGGAATGAAGGCGAAGAAAACAGCCAAGGCCGTCAAGCGTCCTGTCAAAACAGCAAAGCCAAAAAGGCCGAAGCCGGCAATCGTTCACTATAAACCACGAAAACGGAAATCCATGACAAAGCCAGAAGAGAAAACCAGTGAGAAGGTTGCGGAGAAAGCGATCGACAACGAGAAGGCCCCGACCGTACAACCGATGGGCCACAAGAACCCGCCAGTCGGTCCCGTCACAGGCAGGCCGCTCGCCGACTGGCGCAAGGATCGTGACTACGAGCAATTCAATCCGACGCCTGAAAAATGAAAAAGAACAACAGGCGCAAGATAAAAAAACAGCTTTCGAAATTCCGCAGGCAGATCATAAGTGACTTCCTGCGTCGCTCTCGTTGGCAGCGGACGAAATCGCTGCGCCACGTCTCACATTACGAAACGATGTGCCTCTGTTGACCGGGGATTGATCAACCACGCCGCCGTCAGCGACATGACGGCCACGTTGCCGGATCACGATAATTCCGGGGAGACTTTCATTGAGTGACACAACCCAGAACGATGGTGAATTGTTTCGAGAAGCGCTGGATGCGCCAACGCTGGAGAAGTTCGAAAACCCGCCAATTCAGCCGGAACCAAAACCGGCGCCAAAGCAGGAAACCGAACCAGCCCCGGAGGTTGATAATACGCCGGTGCCTGCCGGACGGCTTCGCGAGGAAAGCGATGCTCGACGCAGGCTGGAGCGTGAGCGGGACGAATTGCGGGCCAGGCTGGCCGCCTTCGAGGTACAGCCAAAACCGCAAGGCCAGGGTCCGCAAAAGCTCGACGTGTTCGACAATCCTTCTGCCTTCGTGCAGCAGGAAGTGTCGCCTTTGCTGCAACAGATACGCGAAGAAATGCAGATGACGCGTGAGAGCATGAGTGCTCAAAGCGCGGCCAGCTACTACGGCGCGGATACGGTCAGCGAGGCGAGGTCGGCTTTGCAACAAGGCTTGTTCCAGAACGACCCGAACGCCCACGCCGTGCATCAGGCCGCGCTGCGCAGCGCCGACCCCTACGGGATGATTACCCGCTGGCATGTCGAGCGCCAGACACTGCAGGCCATTGGCGGCGATCTCGAAAGCTATAACCGGCGTACACTGCAGGAAGCCTTGAAGAATCCTGAATTCCTGAAACAGGCGATCGAGGCAGCCAAGGGTCAGGCGGTTGGCCAGATCAACCGTCCCGTTACACAATCGAAAGTCCCCACTATGCCATCGCTATCCGAAATCGGAGCCGCGGGCGGGGATGAAGGTATTACCGAAGCCTCTGACGAAGCTCTATTCCGGGCAGCCGTTTCAGCCAAGCGGCGCTCTTAAAAGGCATTATAGCCAGCGCCGCTAATCCGAAAGGATTGCGGCCATGTTCACCAGTAATCATGTCAATAATGAACTTATAAAATTCCGCAGACAGGTCATATCTGACTTCCTGCGCCGCTCGCGGTTCGATCCCTTCATGGGCGATACCTCGACCTCGATCATCGTCCGCATGGCTGATCTCGAAGCCAACGGCAAGGAAATCAATATCCCGCTGGTTACCCAACTGGTCGGCCCCGGTGTCGGTGTCGGCACGTTGCGCGGCAATGAAGAAATGATGGACAGCTACGGCTATCCAGTCTGGGCCGACTGGGCCAGAAACGCCGTTGCCAACAACCGGGCAGTCAACAAGGAAAGCAGCTTTGATGTCCGTTCTACCGCACGTAACCTGCTGCGCGGCTGGTCCCGCCGCATCGTCCGCGACGATCTCGTGGACAGCCTGCTGTCGATCCCGACCGCCAGCATCCAGGCCGGACGCTTCACCTCACCGGGAAATCGTGTCAATGGCGTGAAGTTTTCTGCCGCCACCACGGCGCAGAAGAATTCCTGGGTTACCGCCAATCCCGACCGGGTGTTGTTCGGCAAGGACCTCGGCAATTATTCCACCACGCTGGCCACCGCACTGCTCAACGTCGATGCCACCAACGACCTGATGACCGCGGCCAATGGCTCGCTGATGAAGCTGCTGGCCAAGGAAACCGGCATGGTACCCGGCAGCGGCGTCTACAATGGCCGGCCCAAGATCACCCCCTGGGAGATCGAGGAACTGGACGAGGAAATGTACGTGATGTTCGTCGGAGACCGCTGCTTTGCGCAGCTGCAGGCTGATCCGACCATGTTCCAGGCCAACCGGGACGCCCGTGCCCGCGAGGCCAACGCCACCAACACCAACCCGATTTTCACTGGCGGCGCACTGCTGTACGACGGCATCCTCTACAAGAACATTCCCGAAATCACCACCCGGCTGCTGCAGGTCGGTGCTGGTGCTGCTGCCGTCGATGTCGAACCGGTGTTCCTGTGCGGTCAGGCCGCGGTGGCTTATGCCATGGGCCAGATGCCACGGCCGACAACTCTGGAGGACGGGGACTACGAGTTCGTAACCGGTCTAGGCATTGAAACCCAGTATGGCGTGGCCAAGATTGCCAAGGCGCCGCTCAGTGTGAGTGGTGCAACGACCGGTGACTTAGTCGATTGGGGCATGGTCACGGGTTTCATGGCTGCTCCAGTACACACTTAATGAATGGTAACATGGCCCCGGTGCAAGCCGGGGCTTTTTCCTTTTTCCTCAAACTTTTGGAGATCATGATCATGGCTCCCCGTCAGGCTTATTTCCAGCCGCAGGCTGGCTCTCAGGGTTTCGCCCGCACTAAGAAGGTATTCGGTGGCCCGACCTTCAACCTGATCGCCGCCGATGTGGCGCTCAACGCCCAGGTTGCGGCCTTAAGAGTTCCGGCGATGTTCGTCGTTACCAGCATGACTGCATTGTTTGGCGCCTGCGACTCCGGTGCAACCTTGACGATGTCGGTCGGCGATGCCGCCAATAACGCCCGGTTTGCGGCGGCTTCGACCACGCCAAGGGCGGGCGGCACCGTTACCCTGGTAGGTACGGCGCTCGGGTTCCAGTTCACTACAGATACCGACGTGCTGCTGACCACCGCGGCAGCTGCGGCGGGACTGGGCGCGACGCCTACCGTGAATTTACAGATGGAAGGCTATATCGGGCCGTAAGAGACAAAAAGGGACAAAACTGCACAGGATGGAACAACCATCCTGTCAATCCTCTGATTTGAAAGGGAAAAATGATGACTAAGGTCAGTGTAACCTATCATGCCCCGAAGGGCGACAACAAAGTGGTTGAGGCTTTCGGGGCGACTTTCTATGACGGCAAGGCCGAAGAAATCGAGGTGAATGAACGTATGCTGGCCAAGCTCCGCGGCAATACGCTTTTCAGCATTGCCGGTGAGAAACACGAAGCCAGGAGCAAGTAATGGCTGCCGCGCTTCCCTCTGTCAGCGTAACGATCAGTCAGGGCCAGAGCCTGTCGGACATCGCTGACCTTTCGGCAGGCAATCTGGTTGCTGTTATAGCACCGGATCAATGGGAATATGCCGCTGGCTTAACATTCCAGGTGTCTAATGATGGCATGAATTTCAACGATCTCTTTCTTCAGGGTTATGAGCTAATCACGCTGCCGATAACCCCTGGCGTGGCCAACGTCGTTTCCGTCAACTTTGATCTAGGCTGGGTGCCCTATCTCAAGCTGCGGTCGGGCACCCGGCAGAATCCGGTGCCGCAATCGGCGGATCGGATTTTCACCCTCATTCTGCAAAAGTAGAAACTTATGCCTCTCACCTACACCTCGGAACAGATCATCAACAATGCTGCGGGGAATCTCGGCAAATGGGTCCCTGGTGAAGCATTGGGCTCGGTTGAGCACGACACGATTTCCGCAGCGCTCGATGCGGTGCTTGCGGAGGTTAGCAAGATCATCGCGATCAATGATCGTGACGAAATTCCTGCTTACACCTTCGAGGTGATTTCCAACCTGACCGGCGTATTTGCCGCTGCATCATTTTCCAATACACAACTGGATTACGACAATCAGGTTTTGCCGCTGGAACGACGGCTACGTTATCTCGTGGCGCAATCTCCGACCTACGAACCCGTGCAGGCCTATTTCTTCTAGGGAGGTACGGGAATGACCGACGTCCCTTTCCGATGCTGACCACGCCGGGACAGGCGCCGCAGGTGGCGGGTGGCCGGCTGATCAACTGCTATCCCGAACCTCTCGCTGCCACGGCCGGCAAGCCCAATGCCTATTGGCGAGTGGCCGGTCTTTCCGTCTTCGGTACTGCGGCCTCCGGGGTCTATCGTGGCGGAGTGCAGGTAGCTGGTACTTTTTATGGGTTATATGGCAGTACGGTCTATACTTTTACCTCGGCAGGAGGGGCAGGCGTTGCACTGCCTGGCTCAATCCCCGGAACACAATTCTGCTGGTTTGCCGCCAATCAGAATTCGCCGCCGGATATTGCCGTGGTCTCGCCCGGAATCGGCGCTTTTGTCGTTACCAATCCCGGCGGAGTTGCCGCCTATCCCGATCCCGATGTCGGCTCTCCGGATTGCGTGGTATTCCTGAGTGGGTTTTTCATCTTCACTTATGGCAGCGGCACCACCATTGCCTCGGATGTCAATTCAACCAACATTAATCCGATCAACTTTGCCACTGCGCAATCCAAGGCGGATGCATTGTTCCGGCCGATCCCGTTGCCCAATGGCCAGCTTCTTCTTGCCGGTGCCTTTACTATTGAAGTGTGGGGACCGCCGATCAACGCGGCTGGTTATCCCTTCTCCTATATCTCGACCATTTATCGCGGAATTCCCGGTCCCAGCGCCATTGCCGGCAACGAGGATGGTTGGGGCAAGGGCATTTTCTTTGTTGGCGATGACAACAAAGTTTCCACCCTGACAGGCTATGTCCCGACGCCGGTCTCGGTGCCGGATCTGGATCAGTTGATCGAGGCCACAATAGACAAGACCACGATCAAGGTCGGAGTCTATGTCTCAAGGGGCCACGGCATGGTGGTGGTGCAAAGCCCAATCTGGTGCTGGGAATACGACACCACATTGCAGTCATGGCATGAGCGGCAATCCTACCTGCAGACCTGGTGGCGTGGTTATCAGCCGATCAACGTGTTCGGCAACTGGCTTTGTGGAGACACCCTGGGTTCCAATCTGCTCAGGCTTGATGGCACGGTCAGGACAGAGGGCGGACAGTTTGACGTTCAGACACTTTCCGTGACGGGAACGCCAACGGGCGGTTCGTTCACGTTGTCGATTGCAGGAAATTTTTCAGGTTCGATTGCCTATAACGCAACAGCCGCACAGGTGCAGACAGCACTTTTTGCGGTGGCTAATATGACATGCTCGGGGGGTCCACTACCGGCAACGCCGGTTACGATCACCTTCAACAGGCGCAGCGTGCAACTTGTTTTTACACTTGGATCGAATGCCCTGACAGGTGGCTCAAGCCCGACTGCGGTGATTGCTCATACCATTACTGGTTTTGCTGCCGATCCCCTGAGAATGCGGATCGAGACCGGGCCATTGGGAGCATTCCCGAAAGCAATCAGGATCAATTCAATCGAGCTCTACATGACTAAGGGCGCGTCAATCGCCATTGGCCATGATCCCGACGAGACCAATGCCATGATTGAAATCTCGATGTCGAGCAACGGCGGTCAGTCCTGGAGCAATCCGCGTCAGGTGCCGATCGGATCGCAATCGATCACGACACGACGGGCGCGGGCCTCGATCTGGGGACAAGCGGAAATCCAGGGTGTGCGTTGGCGCTTCGATGAATCGGCTGGTCTCAACTTCGGTTTCATGGGCGCCGACATGCTGACGGATGTGCTGAGATGACAGCAGTCTCGTTGCCAGGCCAGAATGTCGCTATTCAAACCGCTTTCGGCCAGATTGAACCGATCTGGTATGAAAAGCTGAAAATTATCGAACGGCTGATCAATACCGGTGGTGGAGGTGGTGGCGGCGGTACGGTCACCAATACCGGCGGTGCTCTGGCCTTCGATCAAATTGTAGTTGGCAATGCTGGCAGCGACATTAAGACGATTGGCACGCTTGGTACTACGACAACCGTACTACATGGCAATGGCGCTGGTCTTCCGACTTTTTCCGCTGTCAATCTTGCCAACGATGTCACTGGCAATCTTGCGGTCTCGCACCTGAATTCCGGCACGTCAGCGTCCAGTACCACGTTCTGGCGTGGAGACGGGACATGGGCCACACCAGCGGGGGGCGGCGGTGGCATGTCGATCGGCGGTGCGGTTACTAGCGGCACGCCGGGTTCGGTATTGTTCATCGATGCAGGCGGCAACCTCGGCCAGGACAACACTAAATTATTCTGGGACGACACTAACCATCATCTGGATATCAACAGTAACATAGCCGTTAGTGCGGTGACCCTGTCGGCCCCCGGCACTTTTTCTCCAACATTTTCTCAAACGTTTGATCC